CTCTCTGTGCATGTGATTCGCCTTACACACTAGGCAAACCATTTCCGATCTAATCTTCTTCTGTATTACGACCTTGTCGTAAGTCTTCTCGTATTCATGAGCGACGATACGGTAACTGTACCCGGGGGTGCCTCCCCGAACCGCGTCATCGAAGCAACGCTTCGACTCCTCGAAGTCGGAGAACATCCATACTTCACCGCACTCGTCTCGAATTGCGTTCCATAGGTCGCTCAAGTTTTTCACTTCAACGCTGAACCGTATCACTTTTAGTACCTCCTCCACGCCTCACTATTCGTGGGGTGTGGAAATCGTTTACGAACGGCACAATCGGGAAAGGAAGTTTTTGGTCGCTCAATGTCGAGGCGAACAGCCTCGCAGCACGGAGTGATTTGAAGCACCCTACCGATTGGTATTCACCCGAGTTGTTCGGGTAATGAACTTCCCATCTAACCAAATTACCTCCCTTTCTCCATGTTCATGTCGGTTCCATCCAACCAAATCTCACAGCCTTTCGCCCATGCGGAGTCGCTTGCACGTTCCGTCTTGAACTCATCCACCTTTGCGTAGATGTGCCACTCCTTGCCGGTCATACGCAGTTCTTGATTTCTGTTGTAGTCGAATCCGAATAGCGTCTTTCGCGGCGGCAACCGCATGGACTTGGGCGTTGTCATCACTCCCCCCGCACCTTCATGTACTTGTCGCAGTACTCTGCGAGGCCACGGTCATAGCCACGGCGGTAATAGAATCGCTGCTCCCCAAGGTAAGGGTTGCAATCCGCGCCGTTCCACCGCCCGTCGTAATAGCCACGGAACATGGCAAGGCTGAATCGAATCAGGTCAGCCATAAGTTTTCTCCTCTACGTTGATGCTCTTGAGCGTCTCCTCTGGAGACAGTTTTGAAATCACTTTGAGCCACGCCTCGATCTTGCTGTGGGCATCGACCGCCTCCATACGCACACTCTTTTCATGGGTGTACGAGATGTAATACTTCTTCGGATACGGCATGGCTACACCATCATTCCGTAGCCAAGGAACTCGACGGAGTCCTTGACCTGCTGCAAGGTGACTCTAGGCGAGATGGATTCACCCATCTCGTCAGCCCCAAGAATCAGGCCGCGACCGGCTAAAGGCTGCGGATATCCACGGAACTTGAAGAACGGCGTGGCCTGTTCACGCAGTAGTCCCTCGTCATCGACGAAGATTCCGTCGTTCGAGTAGCCAATGTTTACGACAGTAAACGCACGGCAACCGTCTCCGATGATGCGGCTAATCTCTCTGAAGTCCCCGTTGTAATCGACAACGGAGACCGTTTCGGTGTGCGGGTCAATCAGTATCGCTTCCATTTTTTGCTCCATTAGTCCTGCTGTAGCCAGCAAACGCGATTATCGATAGTGGGAATAAGTCCTACTCGGTAGTCTGTGCAAAACAAAGCACCGGCATCGTTCCCCTCGTCGTCGCGGGAAGGCCACATGATGTGGCCGTTATCAAACTCAATAACAACTGAGCGGCTATCCCACCCAAGTCGGCTAACCTCCAAGTCATTAAGGTATCGGACGGCGACAATCTTTCTGCCGACCAAAGCATTGGCAGCCTTGCTTGCCCAGTAGTCCGTAGCGGACACGTTCTCCTGCTCCATTTCAGAACTCACTCTTGATACTCCTCATCAGCCACTCTGGTAAAAAAACAGGCCGTTTCAGCCACTCTGGTAATAAAACAGTCCGTCGCCGTTTTCATCTTCTGAAAACTCAACGCCTGTCACCCCTTCAATATCGAAGTCACGAATCTCAACGTCTACACCATCGGGACACTCCGTGACATGAGCGATGCCGCCAATGATTTTTATGACAACCTTTCCCATTTGACCTCACTCCTCCACAGAGACGGCGTCATGTATCCAAGCGGATACAGACTTAACAGGCGCAGACCAGTCTCCACGCACGACCTTCTTGATCTCAAGCGTGAGTTCGTCGATGACAGTATCCGCATCCTCGCTGTCTGGGTTTTCGATTCCATCGAATTCGAAAACGACAAGTGCCTGTAGTTTTTTACTCACCCTCGACCTCCTCGTCGAAAAGCAACTCGTTGATTCTCGCCATGTCCGCGACCTCGTCCTCACTCATGTACAGCAAGGCCGCAAGTAAGGCTTGCTTTGGGTCTAGAAGGCCGTCATCGACGGCCTCTAGGATTTGATTAGTAACCTTTCGCGTCATGCCTTGTGGCTCCCCCTCGCACGGATGGCGTTGACGATTTCCTGCGCGTTGTTGTCGCTGATGCACAGCCCGTAAACAATCTTCGCACACGCCTCCCGCTCGGCCTCGACCGCTCGGGCGATGGCGTCCGGCTCCGCAAGCGCGGCGTCGAGGGCGGCGATTTCGGCGCTGTAATCCGATTTCTCGCCGCTTGGCCTAATCGTTTTGTCCGCGTCTCTGAACGCCGCGTGCAATCTCCAGACCACAGCGCGGGGCAGGGTGATGTTGTCGCTCACGGCTGCACCTCCTGCTTTTCTTCGACATCATTAATGAATTCTTCGGCGTGTACGCATCCGAAATCGGTAAAGGCTTCGTCATTTTCTTCCCACAGTTCTTGCGCCATGTCCGAAGCCTCGTCGCTGTCGTTGGCTTCTACCTCAATTTGATAAACCCGGTGTTCAATCCGGGCAAGTGACACCACAAACTTTTTCATGCCTTGTCCCCTTCTTTAATCTGCACTTGGCAATCAATCGTCCACGATTCGAGGTGGTACCTGTTCGGGTCGAGGTTCATCTTCCGCAGTTGCTCGCGGAACATCGCGGTGATGCCTTCGTAGAACCCTGCATCCACCAACTCATAAGCATCGGCCAACTCGACGCTCAACTTGTTCGGCGCAGGGTCGTCCTCGTCCACCATGTACTCGTCCGGGTCTTCATACCATGTCGTCCAGTACGAATCGCCATCGCCATCGGCGTAAGCCTCCTCCCATTCCTTGGGTGAGTAGTGCTTGTGCAAGCAAGCATCGGAGCAGTAATACTCACAGCCGCTGTCGATGCAGTAGCCCTCGTTCATACCAGCGCCGCACTCGTCGCAAGTACGGGCGTATTTCTTGTAGGCCATAAATCAGCCCTCCATTACACCGTATACGGTGTAAGTCCATCGTGTTCGAACAGGTCACGAATCCACTCGACGGCTTTAGCCGGGTCGTCGGCGACCAACTCCTCGGCCTCCTTCTCGTCCTCGTAGCAGTAGGCAAGCAACGCCGCAGCCTTCCACGGTGCGTCGGCTACCCATTGCTCAAGAGTGTCTCGGACGTAGCAGTTATGAGCCGACCGGACTATCGACCGAACCGACTCTGACGATACCGGCTTGACCGTAGTGTCCTTGGCGGCGCTGCTTTCCTTGACGGAATAGCCGCTGTCCCAGTCGTATTCCTGCCAGTAGTTGCCGTGGGCATACTTGCCGTAGTTGCCGTAGTTGCCGTAACTTTTGGAGCCGGGAACATGAAACCCAAACTTGGACGGAGTCCAAGCGTAGGTATTGGACAACCACGCACCGTTGAAAACGACACCGGCAGAGCGATTGATGATGACGGTATCACCGTCGCCAGTCATAAACCCAAACTTGTTTGACGTACCGATAAGGTCGCCGATAAACGATTGCCACTCTGGGTCGTGAACAAGGTACTTGTTCCCCTCGATGGCGGGTTGAATGATGTTGCGGATGAAGTGCCAAGTGTCCGACTTCGTCGGATCGTTGTCGTTACCGGCAGACAGCACACCGTTGTGAGCAATCCACAACTCATCGGTTACGAAGTAAGGGTGGCAATTAGTCAGGTCGATGTCGCCGTGAGTCTGCATACGAGCGTGCCAGATGCAGCGTCGGCCTTCGGCATACTGCCGATAGAATTCGATGAATTCTGCGGCGGTAGCCGGAATGGATTTCTTGACAACTACCTTGCCATTCTCGGCATACATAATGCCGAGACCGTCACGGTTTTTGCTGTAGACATCGGTGAGGAAAGCGTCGGTGAAGACTACGTCTTCGGGTTGTTCAACGAGCAAGCACATATTCCATTGTCTCCGTGGTTAGGCAGCGATTTGGTTCTGCTTTGAGCGTTCCCCGATATATCGGAGGAACGTCGCACATTCTTTCGGCATCTTCTTCTGAACGAAGTTCAGAAACCCGGCGGCATTGAGCGACTTTAGGCTCGACTCAGCCGGTCGAGTAAACTCGACAAGGGCATGGACAAACTGGGCGGCGGCAACCACCGCGTCGTACTTCAGGGTTCCCCTGAAAATGCGAAACTCGATGGTGCGGCGATTGGTGAGGTTGATGGCCTCGTACCTATCCATGCTGACGTAAGCATTGCCGAGTTTCTTGGGATGGATTCGGCAGAATCCATTTGAGTAGCGGCGAGCGACTGCTTCGATGAGCCACCGATTATCGGTGTCGTTCACGAAGCACACCATCTTTGAAATCTGAAGATTCGTCATGCCACGCCGTGAAACGTGGACATGGAGACCGCAGGTCTCTGTATTGTGTGACTTCAGGCCGTTGGTAAGCCGGGAGTCGTTGAGGAAACCGAAGGTTTCCGTAATCATCGGCAGCGACATAGGCTGTGTGATGATTTCAAAGCCGTTCCGTAAGGAACCGTCCCGCTCGAAAAACACTCGGTGACCTACGTCACCGTTGTTTATTTTCTCATGCAACCGATTGACGATATGCTTTCGGTCACCATCGGTGACCTCGACCTCCAACTCGACGCCCATGTGCCGACCGTAGGTCGCCGTCCACTTGTCGTCGATAGGCTCTTGCGAGTCTTTCGATGAATGGTAGTCGCCGAGGATCGGCGGTGAGTAGTCTTCGTGGACGTAGCGATTCTCGTCCTCGTCATAGTTGAAGCAATCCGGCGGATTCTCGCCGTCAATCCATGTATCGCCGCCAAACTGGTCGGTAGCCATCACAGCGTCGTAACGGCGGATGTATTCTTCAGAATACTCCGACCAAACGTAGCGGTCTTCGATACATACACGGCAAATGGCATCGTTGCCTACAGATTGCGATTCATCGCAATACTCCAATTCGCCGCAATCGTCGCAAGTAATTAGGTCGAACCGCTCGTTCCGCAAGTACTCATCGACTACGTCGAAGTCCTCGCAACCCTTGGCGAGGTTGTGCATATCACGGACATCGCCGATGTATATGCTGTAACTATTGTGTTCGCACTTCATCACCACATCTACGATGTGGTAGCCCTCGGAAACCGAATGGGCGGCAAATTTCTGTAGAAAGTCCTCGGTATAGACAGATACCGAGGCGCTGATGCCGCTACTACGGCGATTCGCAATCATCACCTGAACAAGTCTCTTGACTTGTTCCGGGTCTCGCCGCAACAAAGTCATAAAATGACGTTGCAGCGTTTCGCGGCCTTTCCCCGTCTCTAGACGGGATGTCAAATACGGCAACTTCAGCAAGTGCATATGCGGGTCTCCATTTACGGGTAGTCCATTCACACTTCCAACCAACCAGTCTGTTTACTGGTTCTGTAAGCACCTTCACAAAACAAGGTGCTTACAGAATCAGTAACCAACCAACCCGGCGACTCTCACCGATGTACTTTGTACACCGGCAAGAGCCACCAGTCAATGGGTCAGTTCCTGACCCACCGTCCCTCGTCGCCGACCGAAAAAGCACCCATCCATTGGATGGAACGAGCCGCGGCCTTAACCTGACCGGGATGCTTTGCCCATTTGGGCAAATAGGCTTTCTTGGCGACATAGGCCATGAAGTTACGCACCTCATCATCGGAACGATGATGGGCAGAAAGGAACCAGTCAGCCAGTCGCACACCGTCAATCCGCTCACGCCGAACCGCCGACAGATTGCCGGACAGCGAATTCGCAAACTTGATGCCACGTTCGAGATGGATGCCCATGTTCGTCTCCGTAGTGTTCAATGTACACCGGCTAAATCCAAGCGAGCCAACCATTGTGCCGATTCAATGGGGGCTGTAAGGGGGGAAGACTCTGAAAGAATTTTCCTCCCTCACAAATCTCGGGAGGAAAATTCTGAAAGAGTCAGGGGGATTCAAAGAGACAAGATCTTCTTTATGAAGAAGCAATCTCATATGCCATTAGAGATGCAATTTCTAATGCCAACAGGAGTTGGCATGAAATTGCTTATATCTCTTAATGGCATATAGATTGCATTTGATGCGAGGGTCACACTAGAATCCGGCTATGTACACCGAAAGACACGCCAAACAACGGCAGAAGACAGCCAAATGGGCTGTCTTCGCAGCAGCCTATGTCGAGACCGGCAATGCCACGGCATCGGCCATAAAGGCCGGATATTCCGAAAAAGGAGCCGCCAAGACCGGATGCAAACTCCTAAAGGAGCCGAAGGTTCAGGAGTTCATTGCCTCTACGAGGCAAAAACTTGTGGATAAAGCGGAAGTCAACGCTGAATGGGTCATTCAGCGACTCAAAGAGGAGGCGGCTAGTGCCGAAAACCCTTCTGCAAGGGTTAAGGCACTAGACCTTCTGGCGAAGCATCTCGGCATCTATGCTCCAGAACAGTCACAAGTGACTGTTAACGAAGGTTTTTTTGCCGACATCGGCGACGGCGAGACATCCCATTAAGGGATGTCTTCCCTTCTAGGGAATCGCAAGATGCCGAAGGCATCCTAAAGGCATAGGTGACCTATATCCGCACAAGGTGACATCACGCAGCAGGGGGAGGGGGGTGCTTCCTTGGGCAGCCAGACCCCCGCCCATGAGCCTCTCCACGTTACCTCCTCCTCCCGGTATAAGCGGTTTACCAAGCACGACCCCCGAGTCGTCAAGTTAGCCGAGCGGCTGAAGTCCGACTTCCCCCTATACGCAAAGAAGTTGTTGCGTATTGTCAACAAGCAGGGAAAGATCGTCCCCTTCGGGATGAACCGAGGCCAGCTTCTCGTCCACGAGGAGATTGAGTCTCAGCGCCGTGAGACGGGTAAGGTTCGGGTTCTGATCCTTAAAGCCCGTCAGTTGGGCATCTCGACCTATGTACAGGGGAGATACTTCTGGCGGGTAACGGGTCAGCGGAACAGTTCCGCGTTCGTGCTATCCCATTTGGCGGAATCGACCTCCAGCATCTTTAGGATGGTCAGCTTCTTCTACGACAAGCTTCAGCACCCCTTCTTCAAACCACCCCTTAAAAGCCGCTCACAGGGCTTTATAGCCTTTGGCGGGATTGAGTCGCAGTACCGAGTGGGTACGGCGAGAACCGGCCAGACGGGCCGAGGGCAGACTAACCAGTTCGTCCATGGGTCGGAGGTGGCTTACTACCCCGAAGGTACGGATATCTCGGCTGGCCTCTTACAGACCGTAGGTGACGAGGGGACGGAAGTCATCCTTGAGTCCACGGCCAACGGCATGTCGGGGTGGTTTTACGAGGCTTGCCTCAAGGCATTGAGGGGTGAGGGTGAGTACAAGCTGATCTTCGTGCCTTGGTTCCTTCTTCCTGAGTACTCGCGAAAGCCCCCGGGCGACTTTGTCCGGGATGGGGAAGAAGAGATGTTGGCCGAGGAGTATGGGCTGACGGATGCCCAGCTCTATTGGCGGAGGGCGAAGGTTGCCGAGTTAGGCGATGACCTTTTCCGGCAGGAGTATCCGGCTACCCCCATGGAGGCGTTCCTGACTACGGGACGTACCTTTGTGGAGCCGAAGTACTTGGATGCCGTACAGGAAGAGGTTTGGTCGCCAACCTTCGTGGGGGATGTGGTTGAGGGGGTTTTTCGGCCTATGGCCGAGGGGCCGCTCCGAGTCTGGTCGCCTCCCATGGAGGGAGAACGCTATTCGATCGGAGTGGACGTCGCCGAGGGCTTGGAGAACGGCGACTACAGTTGCGCACAAGTTGTCGATTCCAATGGCAGGCAGGTTGCCTGCTGGCACGGACACGTTGATCCGTGGGAATATGGTGACATCTTGAAATCGTTAGGATACTATTATAAAAAGGCGTGGCTCTTGGTTGAGAGAAACAACCATGGGTTGACCACTCTGCGTAGATTACAGGATTTGGGCTATCCAAATCTATATGTCGAACAGACGGTCGATCACGCTTATGGGGACAAGATGACCCGGAAGGCGGGGTGGCTTACGACGAGTAAGACCAAGCCGCTGATCATCGACAACCTCGCTGCCCTGATTCGTCAGGGTGAGGCAGGGGTCGCTGATAAGGAATTGCTGGAAGAGTTGAGGACGTACGTCATTGACGCACGGGGCAAGACGAATGCGGCGCATGGGTGCTTTGACGACAGGGTCGTAGCTTATGCAATAGCAATATTCGGGTTGAACTCCATGCCGCGTCGAGAACGAACGTGGTCTACTAGGCCAGAAATTGCTGACTCAATTGCGGGTTACTAATGAATAGAGAAGACGAATATCCAGAGCCGGGCGATCTCGTAGTCGAGAACGGCATGTCTTCGCCGACTGATTCACAGTCCGCTGTATTCAATGACCTTGGTTCCCGGCTCCGGGGTCAGTTCGAGACTTGGAAAGATTCCCGCCAGCGCATAGAAGACGAGTGGCTCGTTGACCTTCGCCAGTTCCTTGGCATTTACGAGCCTGACATTTTGGCGCGTCTCCCGCCCGGACGTTCGCGAGTATATGTTGGCCTTACCAGAACTAAGGTCATGGCCGCTTACTCCCGTATCGTCGACTTGCTCTTCCAACCGGGAGAGTATTTTTATTCCATCAACCCTACGCCGATTCCCACGATCCCCGGCTTGGAAACCAAGCTCATGGTCGAGGCGGCGAAGGAGATGAAAATGATGACGGGTCTTGACCCGTCACAGGCTCAAGATTTGATCCGGGAACGCACCGAAGAGATCAAGGAGTACATCAAGAAGGAAGCCGGGGAACGCGCTGAGAAGATGACCGAGGTCATCCATGATCAGACGTCCGAGGCCAATCTCGAGATGAAGCTCAAAGAGACCATCATGGAGATGTGCATCTTTGGGACTGGGGCGATCAAGGCCGGGACGTTGCGAGTGGAGCGGTCTGGTCACTGGCGTCACAACGGCGACCAGCACGTACTGATTTACGAAGAGCGGATTCTGCCGGAGATTGAAAGCGTCTCCGTGTTCGACCTTTACCCCGACCCGTTTGCCACCTCGATGCAGGACTCGACTGGCGTTTACCGCCGTCACGTTCTCACGAAGTCGCAGCTTGCGGAGCTTAAAGCATCGCCGGGATTTGACGATCAAGCGATCGACTACATCATGACGAACTTCCGCCATGGCAACCACCAAGAGTTGCAGCATGAGCGGGATCGTCGCAGCCTGAGCAATGTTAACGAGTACTCGGAGTCGAATCGATACGAGGTACTCGAATTTTGGGGTGACATCGTCGGCGCGGATCTCCGCGATGTCGGAGTTGATATCCCTGATGATGATCTCAACTCTATCTTCTCGGCCAATGTTTGGCTCTGCTCAGACCGCGTTCTAAAGGCGCAGATCAACCCACTTCCCGGGGCGGAGATTCCTTACAAACTGGCTCCGTACGAGAAGACCCCACACCAGTTCTGGGGCGTCGGCGTACCGCGCCAGATGCGAGACAGTCAGGTGACGATGAATGCGGCAACCCGCATCTTCATCGACAACATGGCAATTTCCTCTGGCCCCCTCGTTGAAGTCAACACGGATCTGATTGCGGCTGGCGAAGACCCGACCCAGATCTACCCGTGGCGAATCTTCCTGCGCGAGGGCGGCGATGCTGCCATGCCGATGGTTCGCTTCTACCAGCCCGAGAGTAATGCAAATGCATTGGGTGGGGTCATCGAGTTGTTCCGTCGGTTCGCCGATGAGACCACCTCGCTCCCCTCCTATACGCATGGCTCTACCTCTGGCGGCATGAACAAGACTGCCACTGGCATGTCTATGCTCATGGGTGCGGCCAGCATCTCGCTGAAGTCGGTCATCAAGAACATCGATGACTTCCTGCTGGCGCCGATGGTTCGTGCGTTGTACGATTGGAACATGGCGTGGAACTCTGATGAGAGCATCAAGGGTGACATGCGGATTATTGCGCGTGGATCGACTGCGCTTATCCAGAAGGAAGTGCAGTCGCAGCGGCTGTTGCAGTTCATGTCGCTCGTCGCAAACCCTGCGATGGGGCAGATGGTGAACTTCGAGGCGCTTATCAAGGATATCGCCAAGTCGCTCGATATCGACGCGGACAGAATTCTCAAGGAAATGCCGGAGCTGGGAGAAATGAATGGGCTTGAAGCTGACGAAGGATCAGGCGAGGGCGTTGCTGGAGCTGTCCAGCCACCCTCAGTGGACGGTCTTGTCCAGCCTACTCCGCCTACGCCTCGCCCAATGCCACAAGGCTCTGGAAACAACGGACAACTACCGCTTTGAACAGGGTAGGGTCGTTGAGTTACGCGCATTACTTGAGTTAGAGGATTCGGCGAAAGCCGTACTGGAGGCAGCGCATCGGGGAACGACACGCGCTGCTGAACTTTGATCCGATACGCCTAAAAGGCCCGGAGTTATAAATGGCAAGCAGGAATGATCCAGCGAAGCTGGAAGCTGAAGCAAACGCTCTTGTTGAACAGTACAAGAAGGCACAGGAGGAATCCCTGAAGGCTAACGCCCAAGAGGACACTCCACCGCAACCTGAGCCGGAAGAGGTTCAAGAAGAGACTCCCCCTGAAGAGCCGCAGGAGACGGAGGCTGAGGTTAAGGCCAAGTCGGACGAGGATGATGGTGCGTCCAAGCCCGACGATAACTGGAAGGCGCAGCTTGCCAAAGCGGAAGACCGCTACAAAAACGCGCAGTCCAGAATGACGAAGGCGATCGAGGAAGCCAAGGCCGCTAAACAAACTAGCGAAACCCTTGCCAATCGAATTGCCCTGCTTGAGCAAGAACTGGCTCAGAAGCAGGAAGTGCAAGGCCCAGATCCTGAGATAGAAGCATTGGAACGCGACTATCCGGATATCGCCAAGCCGCTTCTTAAACAGCTTCAGAAGCTTCAGTCAGATCTCAAGCAGACGGCGCAGCTTTATCGGAAGTCTGAGGAAGAGAGAACTTTGGAACTCCATGTCTCTGCTGTGAAGGCGAAGCATCCCGATTTCGCCGATATCGCGGGAGACGACGGGTTCCAGACATGGCTCGACGGACAGACCGGAACTTGGAAACGGATTGCCAAGAACGGTACTGCCGAGGAAGTTATCGAGCTTCTCGACCGATTTAAGAGCGTCACGAATTCTGCACCGAAGGTGGACGTAGTGTCCGAGGCAAAGAAATTGGCAGAGCCAAAATTGCCGAAGGCGCGAAATCCGAATGTCGGCAACAAGCGAGTCTGGACTCGCGCAGAGATTCAGGGTTTGAACCGCCGTGATTACGAGCGGCTTGAGTCCGAGATCGACAAGGCGTGGGCCGAGGGTCGTGTACGCTGACAAGCAGTACAACTCTTTTCTAAAGGTATTTTGAAATGGCTATGAACTTTACGGTCGCCAATGGCGGCTGGGTTGCGAACAACGCGGCTGGCTTCGTCCCTGATATCTTCTCGAAGAAGCTTCAGGCGAAGTTCTACGCGGCGTCTGTTCTTGAGCAGGTGACGAACAACGACTACGAGGGTGAGATCTCGGGTCAGGGTTCGAAGGTTGTGATCCGTACGGTTCCGGCGATCACCGTCGCGAACTACACCGGCACGATCTCGTATCAGGACGTGACGACCTCGACCATCGAGTTGCTCGTTGACAAGGCCAAGTCGTACGCCTTCAAGGTGGACGATGTGCTGAAGGCCGAAAGCGACATCGCTTTCTGGGACGAGGCTGCCCGTGACGCTTCCGAGCAGATGCGCATTGCTGTCGAGACGGACGTTCTCGGTAACATCGTGTCTGGCGTGGCGTCTGGCAACTCGGTGGACGTGACCACGACCCCGACCGCGTCGAACATCCTCGACCCGATCCTTGAGGCTGCCCGTATCCTCGACGAAGACAACATCCCGGATAGCGATCGCTTCCTCGTTGTCTCGCCGAAGGTGATCGAGCTTCTCAAGAAGTCGGATCTGAAGTTCGCGTACCTCACTGGTGACTCGGCTTCGCCGCTGCGCAACGGCAAGGTTGGCATGATCGACCGCTTCACGGTCTATCAGTCGAACCTCCTCGCCGCTGGTTCGGGCGGTGACGCTGGCAAGCGCCTCTGCTTGGCTGGTCACAAGAAGTTCGCTTGCTTCGCTTCGCAGTTCACCAACACTGAGACGGTTCGCCTTGAGTCGTCCTTCGGTGATGGCGTTCGCGGCCTGAAGGTCTATGGCTACAAGGTTGTTCACCCGACCTGTGGCGTGGCCCTCAAGCTGACCGGCATGTAATAGGAGAGGGGAGGGCATGGGTA